TGATAGTCAGTATTCAGATACATTTGCAGAACTACCATATTACCACTTACCAAAGCTAGATCGTACTATGATGCATTCAACAATAGAACTTCGTGCTCCTTTCCTTGCACCGACTATTGTAAAGCATGCACTCAATACACCTTATTCCAAACGTAATGGTGAAAAGAAAGTACTGAAAGAAACGTTCGCTAATATTGTACCAATGGAGATTTTAAATCGTGAAAAGCATCCTCTCAAAACTGACAAAATCAGAAAAGACCCAACCGATCAAAGAGCAGCCAACGACAGAATCTTCAGACAACAAGCTCAAGTGGGATAAAAGATATATGGAGTTAGCCAGGCAGGCTGCTCAATGGTCAAAAGATCCTTCTTCAAAAATTGGTGCAGTTGCAATTGGCGGCAAAGGACAAGTACTTTCTACTGGATATAATGGATTCCCACGTGGATGCAGTGATAGCCTAACAAGATATACAAATAGAGAATTAAAATATAAAATGATTGTTCATGCAGAAATGAATGCCATTTTTAATGCTACATATAATGGTACATCACTCGATGGTGCAACCATGTATGTTTACGGATTACCTTGTTGTTCCGACTGTGCAAAAGGTATTATACAGGTCGGCATCAAGAAGATCGTAATGGAAGGTTCTATTCCAGAACGATGGAAGGAGTCTTGGGGGTTAACCCAAGATATGTTTAACGAAGCAGGAGTACAATATGAATTCCTTAAAGCATGAAAGCCATCACGATTATATGGCACGTAGACTAAAAGAGACTTCAACCCCAATGGAAAAAACAAACAGAGAATTACAGAAAGAGATTGAAGAGCTGAAATCGCGAGTTAAAAAGTTAGAAGAGGATATGGCGCACGTCCTAAGAAAACATGCATAAAATACTTATTGTTGGTCACAGTCCATCCAAAAAGAATATACGCAATTCACCTACTATGAAAAGGCTTCATAGATGGCTAGATGAATGTGATATTCATACATATGCATTTACGAATCTTTCGCCAGTTCCCTGTAAGAAACTAGTGAAAGAGGATTTATGCTTGGATGGGCTGGACCACAGTAAGATTATTACACTTGGTGGTGAGGTTTCTAAATTTATGGAAAAGGCTGGCATACCACACTTTGCAGCACCGCATCCATCACCACTGAATAGAAATTTAAACGATATTTCTTTTGAAAAGAAAATAATAAAAAGATTAAAGGAGTACGTAAATTGAAAAGATTAAAGATTGCAATCACAGGGTCACGTGGATTTATTGGGAGTCACCTGAAAGAAAGACTTCGGAGACAGGGACACAATATTGTTGAATGGGATTTACGTATTGACAAACCTATTGAAAGATTTCAATTAGAAAATTATGATGCAGTATTCCATCTTGCAGCATGGGCTGATGTAAGAGCAAGTATTAAAGATCCAGCTCGATACTGGGAAAACAACGTAGTGAATACTACGAGAATTCAAAGAATTTGCGAAGTAATTAATATACCATTATTCTATGCTTCATCATCTTGCATACACAACTGGTGGCTATCGCCATATGGTACAAGTAAAAAAGTAAATGAAGAAACAGCAAGATATGGTCAGGTCGGTCTTCGATTTACTACAGTATATGGTGAAGGCGCACGTGAAAGTATGCTAATTGGTAAACTTATTCGAGGTGAAGTAGAATACTTAACAACACATACAAGAGACTTTATACATGTTGACGATGTTGTTGACGCAATGTTATTAATTATGGATAAGAAGCTAAATCTACATGAGTATCCAGGTGTTACTTTGAAACCATATTATGATATTGGAACTGGACGTGGTGTTGTCGTTAAGGACTTAGCAAAAGTGGCTGGTATTGATGTACCAATTACCGACGGTGATGATTGCGAAGCAAAAGATAACACTGCTGATATTACAGATCTATTGGAACTTGGATGGAATCCGAAAATGAAAGTTGAAGAATATATTAGTTTACATTTGCAGAAAGATGCGGTATAATAGAAGAAAAATTACAGGAGAAGTATATGTCCATTATGGATAAACTAAAAAAGAATAGTAAGATTAAAGAAACATCCATTCTTTCTGATTCTAAGTTCTTTAATGAAAAAGATATGGTACCAACTGACGTGCCAATGATGAACGTTGCACTATCTGGTTCTATGGATGGCGGACTAGCACCCGGTCTTACAGTTCTTGCCGGGCCATCTAAACATTTCAAAACGTCGTTTGGCCTAATTATGGCATCGGCCTATCTCAAGAAATATAAAGATTCGGTACTACTCTTTTATGATTCTGAATTTGGTTCTCCGCAGTCTTACTTTGAACAATTTGATATTGATACCAGTCGTGTTCTTCATACACCAATTACAGATGTAGAACAACTTAAGTTCGATTTGATCGGTCAACTTGAAGGTCTAGATCGTAACGATAAAGTTGTAGTCATGATTGATTCCGTTGGTAACCTTGCATCAAAGAAAGAATTAGAAGATGCTATCAACGAAAAATCCGTTGCTGATATGTCACGTGCAAAAGCACTTAAAGGTTTATTCCGTATGTGCACGCCATATCTGAACATGAAAAATATCCCGCTCATTGCTGTTAACCATACCTATATGGAAATGGGACTATTCCCCAAAGCTATCGTATCTGGTGGAACGGGTATATACTACAGTGCAGATAATATTTGGATTCTTGGCCGGCAGCAAGATAAATCCGGAAACGAAATCAAAGGTTATCACTTTGTAATTAATGTGGAGAAATCACGTTATGTTAAAGAAAAGTCTAAGATACCCATTAGCGTTTCTTGGGATGGTGGAGTACAGAAGTGGTCTGGTCTTCTTGAGGTTGCTCTCGAAGGTAAATTTGTGGCTAAGCCGTCGAATGGCTGGTATTGCCAAGTTAGCCAACAGACTGGCGAACTACTTGAACCAAAAGTACGAGAAAAAGATACACTGAAAGAAGAATTCTGGAAACCAATCTTTGAAGAAGGATTTGGCGATTATATTAAACAAAGATTTTCAATTGGAAAGGTAAGTGATGTCGCTGATTGAACTCAAAGATTATGAACTTATTCCAGCTGAAGGAGATGATCAAGCATGGGCTGTTCGTATTCTAACTGGTAATTATATCGAGACTGTTCTTCAGTTTCATGCGATTAGTTTTAACAGAGTAGAAGAAGGTGTGATGTCATTTAACTTCGAAGTGATATCATCACCTGATTCTGAATTAACTGTAGAAAATATTGAACTTCAGGAATTTGCTGGTGACCTACTTGAAGCAATTATACGTGACGGCATGGATACCGGATCAGTTATTATGAAAGAAAGAAACCCATGAAAATATTAGTAATGGGATTACCCGGAGCAGGTAAAACCTGGCTATCAGAAAGATTACAAAAGCATTTGGAATGTGCTTGGTATAATGCGGATAAAGTTCGTCAGATGGCGAATGATTGGGACTTCTCCCCTGAAGGTAGGGTAAGGCAGGCAAATCGTATGAAGACGGTTGCAGACTATGAGAAATCCCATGGTAGATATGTCATCTGCGACTTTGTCTGTCCTACTCGACAAACCCGAGATGCTTTTGATCCCGACATAGTTATTTGGTTAAACACAATTAAAGAAGGTAGATACGAAGACACTAATGCGATGTTTGAAACTCCAGCACTGGTTGATTGGGCTGTTGAACACTACTTAACAGACGAACAAATTGAAGCAATTGCTAAGGAGATTGAAAGTTATGTCGTTTGATTGGACTAAACCCACAGTACAGATGCTGGGACGATGGCAGCCATGGCATCCAGGTCACACTGAATTATTCAAACGCTGTCATGCAATTACAGGACAAGTTTGCATTATGGTTAGACGTGTACCATCTAACATTGAAGCAAATTCAAGAGTACCTGGACAAGACGATAATCCTTTTGATGAAAAAACTGTAATGACTAATATCATTCAAAGCCTATCAAAAGAAGGGTTTACTTTTGACGAAGATTACGTTATAATGGTAGTACCAAACATCGTTGATATTAGCTACGGTCGTGGTGTTGGTTACACTTTTACCGAACACGATCTTGGCGATAAGGTTCATAATATATCAGCAACAAAAATACGCGCACAAATGAGAGCCGAGGGTACACTTGCAGACAAACATTGAACAAACAATTCTACGCAATTTACTTACAGATGAAAAGTATATGCGTAAAGTACTTCCATTTATTAAGCCAGATTATTTTCAAGGGATATACAAAACACTCTTTAAAGAAGCAGGTAAGTACGTAGCTAAATATAATAGGCTTCCTACTTCAGAAACACTTGGTATCGAACTAAACGATTCGAACCTTTCAGGCGAACAGTTCCAGATGGCTATGGATATTGTTCCACAGCTTTTTGCAATTGAAAAAATTGATCAGGATTGGTTAATCGATTCAACTGAAAAATGGTGCCAAGACCGTGCTATCCATAATGCTATTATGGAATCGATTACGATTATTGATGGTAAACATGATAGCTTAACAAAAGGTGCTCTACCAGACTTACTTTCCAAAGCTCTTGGTGTAGCATTCGATACCAATGTCGGTCACGATTACGTTGAAAATGCAGAACAAAGATATGATTTCTACCACACCGAAGAAGACCGCATACCATTCGATCTTGATTACTTCAACAAGATTACAAAAGGTGGTGTTCCAAACAAGACTCTGAATATTGCTCTTGCTGGCACTGGCGTTGGTAAATCACTCTTTATGTGCCATGTTGCTGCTAGCTCCTTAGTTGATGGTAAGAACGTTCTTTATATTACAATGGAAATGGCTGAAGAACGTATTGCAGAACGTATCGATGCTAACCTTCTTAATATTCCTATTGACCAACTTGAAAATATGTCGAAGGACCAGTTTACCGAAAAGGTTCATAACCTATCAAAGAAAACGGCTGGTAAGTTAATTGTAAAAGAATATCCTACTGGTTCAGCACATGCTGGTCATTTCCGCGGATTGCTCAATGAATTAAAGCTAAAGAAAGAATTCCAACCTGATATTATTTTTATTGATTATCTGAATATTTGTGCATCGTCACGAATGAAAGCCATGGGAGGAGCAATCAATTCATATACTTACATTAAAGCAATTGCTGAAGAGCTACGAGGTCTTGCTGTCGAGTACGACCTACCGATCTTCTCTGCAACGCAAACGACTCGTTCTGGTTATTCTAACTCGGATGTTGGGCTTGAAGATACGTCCGAATCTTTTGGACTACCCGCTACAGCAGACCTTATGTTTGCCCTTATCTCAACAGAAGAACTAGAGCAAATGAATCAAATGATGGTCAAACAATTAAAGAATAGATATAATGATCCAACACATCATAAACGTTTTGTAATTGGTGTTGATCGTTCCAAAATGCGACTATTTGATGTAGATGAAGATGACCAATCATTAACAGATGATACACCTGTCTTTGATAATACAGAAACTGGTAAACGTTTCGAGGATTTTAAATTATGAAAAAGAAGAGAGTAGATATTAGGTGGAGAAATATAGAAGAAAGCGGTTATCTTGGTCGTGACCAATATGCCGACCGATCTGCAAAAGTATTTCGAAACCCAATAGGATTTTATGTAGAATTATACACGGATAATAAATTAGAAGAACGAAGAAATCTATATAATCATGACAGAAGCTATGCTGAAGATTGTGCAGAGAATTGGGTTATGGGAGTAATTAATTGAACGTTAAACTAATCAGTTATTCACAAGGAGAAGGATATGAAAATCTACAAGAACTCGTGGCGTATTGCGCCCGTGTATCCAATCCATCGAACCAAAACAATACAGCAACATCCCAAAAACTTCTGCGGTATCTCGCCAGGGAAAAACATTGGTCTCCGTTTGAAATGGTTTCTGCTTGCCTCGAAATAGAAACAACAAGAGATATTGCAAGACAAATACTACGCCATAGATCATTTTCGTTCCAAGAGTTTTCACAGAGATATGCTGAACAAACAGATTTTACCCGGTTCAGAGAAGCTCGTCTACAAGACCACAAGAATAGACAGAACAGTGTCGTCACAGACGACGTTGATTTGAAAATGGAATGGATCAAACGCCAAGCTGAAGTAGCAGTTGCTGTTAAGGATTCATATGAGTGGGCACTTGAAAATGGTATTGCTAAAGAGCAAGCCAGATCGGTACTGCCCGAAGGATTAACAAAATCTACTATGTACATGAATGGAACTCTTCGTTCATGGATGCATTATATCGAATTAAGATCCGGTAACGGAACTCAAAAAGAACACCAAGAAGTTGCTATTGAATGTGGCAAGGTGTTATCAACCATTTTTCCAATTATGGAAGAATTCATTAACTAGAAAGGTACAATGATGATCAGATCATCTCTCAAAGGGTTGACAGCCCTTATCCTGTCACTGTTTCTATTTTCTACAGCACATGCTGATCCAGTCAAAGTTGGATTTGTATATGTCGGTCCAGTTGGCGACCACGGTTGGACATATATGCACGATAAAGGTCGGCAGGCAGTTGTTGAAGAATTTGGTGATTCGGTCGAAACTTCATATATTGAAAGTGTAAAATATGGTCCTGACTCCGAACGAGTAATTAGGGAGATGGCACAATCAGGCTTTGATGTTATCTTTGCTACATCGTTTGGATATATGGATCCGATGCTCAAAGTTGCAAAAGAATTCCCAGATGTAAAATTTGAACATGCAACAGGATATAAGACTGCAGATAATATGGCAGTTTATTCATCTAAGTTTTATCAAGGTAGATATATCCAAGGCGTAATTGCTGGTCATCTGTCAGAGGCTGGTAAGGCAGGATATATTGCATCATTCCCTATTCCAGAAGTTATTCGTGGTATTAACGCATTCTACCTTGGTGCAACAAGCGTAAACCCAAACTTTGATATTGACGTAATTTGGGTGAATACATGGTATGATCCAATTAAAGAAGGCGACGCAGCAAGAGTATTAGTTGGTGCGGGTGCTGATATTATTACCCAGCATACAGATTCACCTGCAGCATTACAGGTTGCTGAAGAAGCAGGTATCATGGCTTTTGGTCAGGCATCTGATATGATTCAGTTTGCACCGAATACCCAACTTACTTCTATTCTTGATGACTGGGGCCCATACTATGTCGAGAGAGTACGAGCAGTTATGGATGGTACATGGGAATCTTCTGATACATGGGGAGGCATGGATACAGGAATGGTGGCTATGGCACCTTATACAAATATGCCTCAAGAAGTTGCAGAAATCGCAATGGGACTAGAAGAAGCAATTACTCGAGGTACACTTGATCCATTTGGTGGTGAATTCAGTGATGGGGATTTACTCGGTATGACCGATTATCTTCCTGGCATTGACGCTACTAAGCCTTAACAAAAAATATATTTTTTTTTGAATAAAATGAAAAAAGGGGGTTTACAATCCCCTTTTTCTATGGTAGAATAGATATACAAAATAGGAAAAGAGGAGTTACCTATGTTTATCAAAGAGAATTTCGTCAACGATGGTCCTTACCTTCGGTATCGTACCGAAGAGGCACCATATGGCAAGATCGTAGGTCGTTGGAAAAATGGACGTGGTTTCATTACAAAGGCCATCTTCAAGAATTGGCTAATCAAGTCTGGCCTTCCTGTCGATGCTTATTTCACCGCATTTGAATCCGGTGTTTCGCCTCTCGATATTATGAAGACCATCGATCATAAATTCTTCGATGCCAAGCGCGATGCTTGGAACAAGAAAATATACGAACAAGGCTTTCAACAATGGAGGAATTCCTAATGGGTATGTCAGGTTGGATTATGGACTTGGAAGATGAATTCATTGACAAGTGCGAAAAGATTGCTCTTGAAAGTGAAAGCTACATGGAATACTGCGAACGTGCTGTTCTCCATGATGATCTTGTTAAGCATATGGATGAATACGAAGTTAGTAGCTTGATGGAACACGCGTGGAACGAAGCATGGGAGAGATACCAATGAAATGGATTATCCTATCGATTGTAGCTCTGACAGTTACGTTCTCTGAAAAGACTTTTGCAGCAGAACCCATCAAATCAAACCTTGATCAAGAGGTTGAATGTCTTGCACAAAACATGTACTGGGAATCGCGGAACCAATCATTCCGCGGTCTTCTTGCAGTTGGTAATGTTGTTATGAATCGAATGGCAGATTCACGCTTTCCAAATACAGCATGCGATGTTGTACATCAAGCTGTTATGATTAAGTCCTGGAGAACAGGTGAATATATACCAAAAAGAAATCAATGCCATTTCTCTTGGTACTGTGATGGTAAGGCAGAGATAATACCCGAAGCAGATAAGCAGCTTTACGAACTCACACGTTCAATGGCATTCAAAGTTTACACTGGTTGGTTCGAAGATATTACAGAAGGCGCAACACATTATCACGCCTATTATGTTCGTCCTGATTGGGCAGAAACAAAAACACCAACAGTGCGAGTTGATGCGCACATATTTTATAGATGGGAGAAATAGATGTATGATCTAGATGGTGAAAAAGCACCTGACTACAAGTTTGAAGAAGACATTTATGTTGACGAACTTCTCGAGTATATTAGCAACACCTATGATACACATTATTCAAAGAATAATTTCCAAGCCACAGAGTTTATTATCGATGGCGGTCATGGTGAAGGATTTTGTATTGGAAATATTCTTAAGTACGCACAGCGTTACGGAAAGAAGGGTTCGCGGCAAGACGCTCGGAAAGACTTAATGAAGGTTTTGCATTATGCGATAATTCAGCTTTACGTACATGACCTTGAGAATTCCTCCCAAGACGATCGTTCATAATTGCAATATCAGTCTTAATACGAGCAACTTTATCTTCCAGATCCCCATAAGGTTCTGGTAGATCTTGTTGCTCTCTCATTTTAATTAATCTTAATCTAATTACATCAATCATATATTTGTATTCCTGTACCTTCTTTTATATATTTAGGAACACAGTAAGCAGTAGCTCTATCACGTTTATCCATTACTGCATAAGTTGAATATCTTTTTGATAACTCTTTTGCAAAAAAGTTACACCTTCTTACATCATGAAAATACATATCACTTGATATTAACCTACGATCTTCACCTATTCCTAAATAGACCATTAACAAAAAAGCATGTAGCACTAGATATGGCCCTGACTCTTCAGTAATAAAATAAATCCAAATATGGCACCAAGTATTAATACGCAGAAAAAGATTATGGCAGTTACTTCTATAAATTGCTTTCTTCGTTCTCTTTGTCGATAAAGTGTCTCTTGGCGATCTTTTCGGATTTTTCCTTCCATCCGAACTAGTTCTTCCCAAGCAGATTGGCCCATAGTATATCCAATATAATTACGAAGTTGTTCTCTTTGTTCTTTTGCCTTTTTATTTGCTATGAATATCTGTAAAGCCTCCTGCTCTGCAGAAGAACCGTTAAATAATTTTTTAAAGATTGGAGGATTTTTTGCTTCTTTTTCTGCCTGTTCCATATCAGAAAGACACGACATCCACCGGCCAATATCGCCAGCCATCTGCTCGATATCTCTGCCAATCTCAAACCCCTTTTTGATAGTATTAAAAGCCGCAGTTGCTGTCGCAGCTGCAGTCACTGGATCTAACATTTTTTACCTCATTCGCTCTGGATTATTTATATGTTTACAAGCGTAGAGAAATGTGGTATAATATAAATAACAATGAAGATGTTAGAGGGTAGACAGGACGCGGGGGCAGTACCCGCCGCCTCCACCATAAACACACGGTGAAGTATGCGCATTAAACTAAAGACTGGTGATGAGTACGATGCACTCACGAAAGCCAAGAAATATTTTAAGTGGCGCCCAGGTCAACGTAAAAAGATTAAGCGAAGCTACAATAAAAGACTTCGTCGTGTTTTTATGATGGGGGCGAAACAGGATCGACTGATGCTTGAGTCTTCAAAGTAGTAAATGCAAACGATAACTTTGCACCTGTAGCACTCGCAGCGTAGTGTTACCGGGCTGGCCACTTGCCTCGGAACAGAAAAGTGGTACTTAACTTGGAGATAGATATGGTTGACTTGAAAACCGAAGAAGAAGATAAAGTAATTGAAGTAAAGAATGAACCAAATGAATTTGAGCTAATGCTTCGATTTTTTGGGAATGAAATTATTGCAATTAAACTGGCAGCATCAAATTTCAGTGGTAAAATGATTGTATGGAGTATCGTTCTCCTTATGTTTACTTTTATGATTATGGAAGTATTTGGTGTAAGCGCATGGTTGGGAATACCAGGGAGTGATTATTAATGACAAAATTTATAGTAGATTGTTGGAATTCTATAATGGATGATCGTAGAAATCCGTTAAGTAATATACCCGATTTACAAACAAGACATGTTGTAATGCAGGTACTTGCTTGGATGTGGTGTATTATCTTTTCTATGTATCTTGGATCAATTGTAGCATTTGGTATTAGTGCAATACTCCACGCACTAATTATAGCAGGTATTGTAGTTACAGTAGCTACATTTGAAACTGCTAAAAGAGCACCACAGTATTTCGGCGGATTAGGCCGAGGTGCAGGTGGAGAACACGAGTAAATTAATTTAAAAGGAAAAAAGATGAGAAAGATTCTCGCAACAGCTTTCGCACTAAGCTTCGTAACAAGTGCAGCAATGGCTTTTGAACGTCCTACACTTAACTTAGGCGCAGAACGTTCTTTAGAAACTGAAACAAACAAACTAACGGTTGGTTCAGACTTTGGGCCATTTGGTGTTGGCGTAGACTGGAAAGATACAGCAGCAGATCCGTTTATGTTTAATATTTCCCAGGTCAATGTTGATGTAAGTCATGGTATGGGACCAGTTACCGTATACATGAACAATGACTTCGACAGTGGTTTGAAACACGACGATACGGTTGTTGGTGTTAAATTTAAGTTCTAGTTATGGGCGTATTCTTATTATTAACAAGCGTTCTATTCTTTAGCGCAAATGCTGAATTCTTTGAAGTGTCTGAAAGGCAGCTTTCGGAAGGATACAAGTGGAAGCAAGTAGGAAAGTCCACGCCTTCCGGGGCTCCTGCCCTATCTATCGATCCTGGAAATGGAAATAGGTATATCATTTATAGATTGGAAAAATAATGAAAACCTACATACACGCTATTATCCTTGTATGGTTAATGGCATTCTGGACTGGCTTTGCACAAGCAGAAACTAATCCTATATTGAGAAACAAGCCGGTGCAATGTGCACTTCCTATTGACGTTGTAAATGAATACATCTTACCACATGAACTAGATGTAATGTACATTGCAGTAGCGAATATTGTAACGCAGTTCCAACAGTCGGAACTTGCTGCTATTTCATTTTGGATGAATGTAGAAACAGGTAAATTTCTTATGCTTGAAGGCAATAAAGAAGAAGTCTGTGTTATTTCACTGGGTGATAGAATGGACTTTAGTGTTGAAAATGATAAAGTCTTAGGATTATATCTACAGGATGCTCATTGATATTATAGTTCTTTATGGTATATATTATAACTTTGCACCTTTGGCTGCCGCCGCGTAAGCCATTGGGCCGGCGAAACAGAATCTCGGCAACTTTCTAGAAATAGGTTTATGCAAAATGGTTCTTGAGCCTAAAGATAATACATTTAAAACGATATCAATACAAACTACATATAGCTGTCAAATGCGGTGTGCTAACTGTTATTTGGGAAATATGCTAAACAATAAAAAGTTTGCTGACGTTGATATACAAAAATTTTCAGAAACAATTGCGCAGTTACCTAATCGTTGTGACATTCGATTTATAGGTGCTGAACCTACTATGAATCCACATCTATTTGAGCTCATAAAGACAGCTCGAGTCAATGGTCATAGACCATCTCTTCTAACAAACGGTCTAAAACTAAGAAACGAAAATTACACAAAATCATTGAAGAAAGCTGGAATCAACATGCTTGGATTAAGCATGAATGGTGGTCTTGATAATGAGATGTATGAGTTGATGGATAATGGTAAGTACGCTAAACAAAAAATGATTGCACTTGAGAATTGCTTTAAACATAAAATTATACCTCATGTAAATGTTATTGTTGTTCCGGAAAATACACATGTGTTAAAACCACTTGCTAATTACATGTTAGAACTATCAAATAAATATAACATGACTAAATATCCAATCATGCTTAGAGTTAAATCTGTTGGAGAAGTTGGAAATTATTTAAAAAGCTATACTTATTCCATTGGGGAACTTAAAGGATTAATGAGAGATATATTTGGTTGGTTTGAAGTTGATCATGTAATAAATGGATATGAAGAAATAAATACTTGTGTGTTTACACTGCCAAATGGATTGCTAGGAAAAATTACTGATTGGACACTAGATGATGATGGAATTCCAGATTCAGGTAGTAAACGTCGAGGAATATTAACTGACGATTACAAAATAGCACCATTTTTTGAATATTACTCAGAAATAAAGGAAGCAAATTGGAAATAAAACCTATTGAGAAAAAATGGTTAAAATCTTATTGTAGCTTAGAACTAATAGATAATAAAATTGTTAAGCATTTTCATAGAAATTTCCCAACTCATTTAGATGAAGAATGGCTTTTTCATTACAATGAATTTAGAAATATAAATAGTACGCCTGTAAAAATATATGAAGTAAACGATAAATCAATTGTAATGGATTACGTTCCTGGATCAACGACAGCTATTCAATGGATATATAAAAAAGGAACTAGCCAAGGTAGATTATCGAAATTGTCTGCACACATTCACAGATTATGTGCAGATATGTTAGACTATAGTGAAAAACATAAAAAATTATTTTATCACGAAGATTTGAATCTATCAAATTTTATGATTTATGATAATAAAATAACACTGGTAGATCCGGAAAGTTTTATCTTCGGGAGATCTATAAATTATAATGCTCTACTGCAACCTCATCTTAATATTTCAAAGGTTGCTCATAAGATATTTGAGAATACAATTTCTCAAACTAAATTTTACTAAGAAAGCGAATTGGAAATGAAAAAATCTTTAGAAAATATTGGATATGAATACGAAATTGATTTAAAGTCAATGACAAACGAAGAGATTACAGAATGGGGCAAGAATATTATCAATGATAATGTTATCTTAATCCGTAATCAGGATTTCGAAAAAAAGGATCTTCGTAGAATTTATAGCTGCTTTGGGAAGGCAATGAAAGCTGGTAAAAATCCAGTTACAGGTCAACGTGAGTTTTTTACGGAACCAGTATATTCAATGCTTCAGCGTGTTACAAATTTACGAGAAGATGGTACAACTTCTGGTACACAAAAAACAGGTATTTTTGCAGACAAAGAACTAGATTGGCATTCAAATGCTAATGCTAGAGATGCAGGATTGGAGTGTTGTGTAGGACTATATTGTGTTATGCCTGGAGTAAATTCTGTTACAAGTTTTTGTGATACTAGACAGGCTTACGCAGATTTACCTGAAGATGTAAAACAAGAAGTGGACAACATTGAGTGTCTGTTTAAATTCGAAAACAATACTTTTTATGATTTAGAAGAAGATGATAAAGAGCTTGAAATGTTTGAGAATAGAGGTGTCTATGAAGGTGGTTATATGAAGCCACTTGTTTATACACATCCATTTGACGGTAAAAAAGGATTATATTTTTCCTTTCATTACATTCGTAGTATGAGAGGAAACAAAACTCCCATGAATGAGCTTATGGATTATTTGATGGAACACACATTCCAAGAAAAATACATTATGCACCACAATTGGAATGAAGGCGATTTCATTCTAATGGATCAATATCATAGTTTACATAAGCGCAACGCTGTTGATCCATCAGTTCCTCGATTACTTTATCGAGCAGCTTTTGATTACACGAAAATGTATTCACCTATGGAATAGGAGTATGTATTCAATTAGTACTACAGCAATACATGAATGTACTGAAGACGAAATTGAAAGTCTTTTTAAGAAAGCTAAAAAGTACAAAACAAATAGACTCTCACGCAATTATGTAATAGTCCCAAGAGATTTTTTAGCTGTTACTATTATTAAGAATTATGATGATGTAATAGGGTTCAGTTTTCTTCAAGAAAGAGATATTTTCAATGGTATGGCTAGACTTTGTTCAAGATTTTTCTTCCCTGCTTTCACATCAAACTCACTTCAGAATATGAACTTTAAGATATCAGAAGGAGCAAGGTTAGAAGTATTTGAAATGATAGATCAACAAGTGGACTTTGGAATGAAGTTAGGTATAGAAGATTTTTTTATATCCAGAGAAGATCCGAATAATAAAAATATGAAAAGAATATTTAATGGTTTGAAAAAATATTCAAAGTATGAATGGAAACTATCAAACAAAAAATTTAGAGTTGTGAATGATGAGTTTCAATGGATTGTGTGGACAGGTGAAAATTATTTAGATCCTCAAATCTGACAAAGCAAATCTCAACAACTTTTTAGTACCGTTAACTGTACCATTTCTTCTGTGGCATAGTCTTATATTATCGTAAATCAAAAGATCGCCCTTTTTATATTCATGCGTTGTAATAAACTTTTCTTGAAAACAATGTTTCATTAAATCTTCTCTTTTGTTAGTCTCAGTATAGGCCTCACTAAAGAAAAAATAGCCATCTTGAATAAGATTATGAGTTGCCCGTTGCCTCTTGTAAAGTTTTTCTTCTAGCTTGTCTTTGAATTCACAAGGATGATCTTCATTTTGATCGAAAAATTGTCTTACACTGTTAACACATTCTTCCTGTTGCCTTAACCATTCTGGAGCTTCCTCATAAGCCTTTGCCATGTCGCAGAATTGAATTGCTCCAGCGTTTTCGGCTTCCTCACAGTAAAGTGCTACATATGGATGCACATCACTCTTATATCCGTTATCGTGATGCCATGGAAGATCATCATTCGCATTAAGAGAATGCTCTCTTTGTTTTTTTTCTGTCGTTATTTCCATAACAATAGAACCTAAGTTGTCTTGAGGTACGGGATTTCCGAAATCCTTTATCCATTCTTCAGGCGGTCGATCATCATAGAAGTTATTAATTACTTTTAGCATAATATTATATATATGATTATGAAGACATTACTAACCATGCAAAGAGTAGGATCTACTTTAACATATCTCTATATGGCTGCACACAACCGTAAATTTTACAATGCTGAAAAATATCAATTAGGAGAAATGCTGGGTCCAGGTTGGCCAGATAGGATGAATAAGTTTCGAAATTTAGACAGATATAAAACTCATCAATGGCGCCAATTTTATGATAGATTTTGTAATAAAGATTTTGATTTTTCGATTAATGGAAGAGTAAAATTTTTAAATGACATGGAACGAGAAAATAAAAAATTTAGCATTAAAGTGATGGTCGACCACATTGATAAAAATAACATATGGCCGTGGTTTCAGGATTACACAAAAGACAAATCAGTAATTGTTTTACGTAGAAAAGATTTATTTAGAACTATATTGAGCACATGTGTGCAATATGAAACAGGATGGAATTACACTCACGATCGCGGCGATTCTGAATTATATTCCGTTTTGAAATCACACCCGATTACTTTGAGCAAATTTGAAGGATCAACTCATAATATTATTAAATTTGATTTGCTTCTCCAGCAATACATTGAAAATAATAACTGTACTGAATTATTATATGAGGATTTGTCTCACGACTTCTTGCAGAAGTATTTTGACTTAGACGATTCAGATGTAAAAAAAGTTTTAGAATTTAAAAGCTATAGTTATATTGATTATGAAAAATACATTACTAATATAGAAGAAGTAAAAGATTATTTTAATAAAATTTTTAGTGAAACACATTCAAACATTAATAGTGATGCAGCACTTAGCATGATATCTAGATCTAAGAAAGAAAAAGAAGATCCAGATTTTTCTAAGGTTTGTTATACTAACAGTGTTACTCCGGAAGAAAATTCTTCAAATACTCATGCACATATAACACACAACATGAACTTAGATGTTATCAATGCAGCAGTTGATTACTATTGGACCAATAGTGATCCGAGATTTTGGCATCCAGTAACCGTCTACAATAGTGGTAATGTGATATCCAATTTAGATAGATTGCAAGAAAGCAAAAAAATTGAGTGGAAGGTTGGTGCTTATAAAAAGGGAAAATATATTTATGAATTAAACAAATATGGTCATTGGGTGAGATATAGAACTGATGAATTGTCAAATAAACATGATTATAAATGGTCAACAGACATTTATCCTTATAGTGATAATGTCATATCCAAAGAGATTAAAAAATTCATGGACGTACTTGAAATCGAAACGTGGCGCGCTCGGCTTCTTTATATGGATAAAAATTGTAACATGCTTATGCACAAAGACAGTCCAGAAATCACTCGCTGTAGCATGAACTTTAATCTAGTAGGAAACGCACCCATAACATTTGATACTGAAATGATTTCATATGAAGCTGCATTGCTTAATGTTTCACAATGTTGGCATGCTGTGAAAACTGATGATGAAGAAGAAAGATTAACACTTAAAATTATTATAAAGGAGCATACATTTGAAGAAATGTATGACATACTTAAAACTAATGGATTTATTCAAGCCGCTTAACTACACTTTTGATGTAGATAAAATTTTAAATGTATATTACTCATTAAAGGAAATGCCATCTTTAAACGATAGAGATCAAATATGTATAACATCAAAAAACTTTATTGAGGGGACTGGAAATCTAGATTATAAAAACACCGGAGTAAAGGAATCGTTATTTACAGATCTTCATCCTACACTTAAAAATACATACATTGAAGAAGTATACGATCAAGTGAATAGCATAGTTTCAGTGTGTAGAATAAGATTTATGAATATGAGACCCAGAACAACATACAGATTACATAAAGACCCATCTTGGAGATTACATATACCATTAATACAGCCTCATGGAAGTTACTATATAGTCAATGACACTCTAAATGTTATGCCTGAAATTGGTAGACTATACTTCTTGAATACTAAAGAAATGCATTGTGCTGTCAATGCTTCAGTTGAAGAAAGATTAAATTTTATGTTTTCAATAGATCAAAATGTGAGTGATATACCTTGCCTATAGTTCCCCAAATTAATACGTTTGAAAGAGCGGAAGAGTTCATAAAAGATTGGGAAGATAAAAAGATCCTTGATTATGGAGGAAACATAGGATCTCTTTTAACTAATTCGAAGGGATTGATCCATCCCAAAAATTATTCTTGTATTGACGTATCATTAGAAGCAATTGATCATGGAAAAAAAATATATCCCGATGCTACATGGATTCACTACGATAGATATAATCCAGCTTTCAATAAAGAATCAGAACTTATAGGATTAGGAGCACCTAACTTTAATCATAATAAAAAATATGATATCATTTTTTCACATTCTGTATTTACTCACACAAGTATTGAAGAATGGATTTACATGTATGAAAAGTTCAAAAAGAATTTAAATCCTAGCGGAATCATGTGTCACACATACATTGATTTTGAATGGAATAATCAAATGGTTGAAAAACTATATCAAAGAAGAATACAACAATATGGAGCAACTATCCGCATTGACGATTTTTTTGATTATTGTTACTTTGTGAATAATGATACATTTACTCAAGACTTTCCAACCGACGATAGAAGACATGTGGTAAGTTATTACAAAAGAGAATACTTGAAAAAAACGTTTCCTGAGTGTTATTTTAAGAGAGGCATTCACCAAAGTGCAGTATTGTACTCCAATGATTAAAATACTTGACGATAATCTAAAATATTCGTTATCTAAAATTTTGTCTGAGTATCGATTAATTCAACACAATGAGAAAAATTATTCCGATACCAATAATGAATCCGAAGGCATTGACTATTGGAGAGTCATTCGTCATAAAGATATGACGTCTGACTACTGCAAAAGAATACAAGAAAAATTCAAAAACTCCTACGACATATTCGGCAAGCTTGACGCTAGATTTTATAGACTGTTGGCCAATAGAACTTTACCGTGGCACATTGATAGAGGTACACAATGTTCACTCAATATGGTTTTAAGTGAAAAGCCAGCACCTATTTTATTTCGTAAAGATAACCAAACCTATGAATATGATTACAAAATAGCTCTTATCAATACACAGCTCGAGCATTCAGTTTTAAATGGACCTGAAGACAGATTGTTATTTAAGATATCGATATTTGACGAAACTTTTGACTCAGTAGCATCTAAGATAAATTAATCTATATCTATTACTTAATCTTATACCACTCTGTAATATCGTCAGGATCCTTTGTCATGTATTTGCTAATACATGCTACAATGATTTTACCATTAGGTTCGTTTGAGATCACAACCCAATCCGAAGAGCCAGAAGGTGCGCGAACAACCTCTCCTCTTTGTAGTACTTTGTGTCCTACTTTATCCATTAAGTTCATAGGATCTCCTAACTTTTTTTAGTTTTAGTGCATTTTTTTATTTACTTTTAAAAAAATGTATGGTATAATATTTATATAAAATGGAAAAAGAGGAACAAACAATGGGTAAGATCAAATCACAAATCATGGAAGCACAGGACGAACTCTTTGCTATCATGGACGTTGAAAACACAGTTTGCACTTCCGAGTGCTTCGACGAATTTGCAGCTACCTTGATGACTTCAGGCGGCTTAGCCTACTACGACTGGGCTTACAAGTTTGGCCTTGACATCGAGCGCTTCGTAATCACTGACATCTGGAACGAATACTGGGGAGCTTACGCATAATGATTATTGTAAAAGCAGCCTTCGCTATCATGGGCATGTTAATGGTAGCATCACTTCCAATCCTTCTTGTGTGGTAATAGGAGATATATAAATGGCACATATGGTAGAAACAATGGCATACGCAGGCGAAGTTCCATGGCATGGACTTGGCGAAAAAGTTTCGAACGATCTAACACCAGTCCAAATGATGGATAAAGCTGGACTGAATTGGAAAGTTCGTGAACTTGAATCATTTGTTGAGTTCGATGGCAATCGTATGCCAACTGGACAAAAATCTTTGGTTCGTGAATCAGATGGTCGAATCCTAACAAATGTTGGGGCAGATTGGAATCCCTGTCAAAACGAAACAGCCTTTGAATTCTTTACTGAATTCGTTATGAATGGTGATATGGAAATGCATACTGCTGGTTCACTACGTGATGGCCAAATGGTATGGGCTTTGGCAAAAGTCAAAGAATCATTCCAAGTTTTTGGAGACGATCAAATCGATTCATATTTGCTCTTCTCTAACCCACACCAATATGGTAAATCAATCGACGTACGTTTTACACCAATCCGCGTCGTATGTAACAACACACTTACATTTTCACTTGGATCTAAATCTGATAACTCAGTGAAGGTTGGCCACCGTGCTCAATTCGATCCATCTGAAGTAAAGAAAGCTCTTGGTATTGCAAACCAAAAATTGAATACATATAAAGAGTACGCGGAATATCTTGGATCAAAAAGGTATACTGCTGATTCGCTGATTGAGTATTACAACTCTGTCTTCCCACGTACTTCGGATAAGAAAGTACAGGATAAGGCTTTGTCACTTGATACTCTTTCACGTAACGCTCGATTGGCATATGATGCAATCGATCAACAGCCTGGGGCAAAATATGCCGAAGGATCTTGGTGGCAGGCATTCAATTCTGTTACCTTTATTACTGACCACATTCAAGGTCGTAATGCTGATAACCGTCTGTATTCTTCTTGGTACGGGCAAAATCAACTACGTAAGAAAGACGCAATGAAAACAGCATTGGAGTTTGCAGATGCAGCTTAGAAAACTTTTACTTACCAGCGCCATCGTATCTTTTACGATGGCCAGTGGTCTTGCACAAGCGGAGACTGTACAAGACCATTACAAGAATGTTATAATCAAGAAGCCATATTCAGTTCAAGTCTGCACTGAGGGTAATGGTAAATCCGATATAACAAATCTCTTAGAAGGTGCTATCATTGGTGGGGCAATTGGTAACAATATCCCCGGTGAAGATGGTGGTGGTGCAATGGGTGCTATCATCGGTGGTATTCTGAATACTGAAAAGAATAAAGGTCAACAGTGTCGAACAGAAACAAGATATGATGAAGAATATCAGAACGTCTATTCACATTCGACAGTTACCTTTTATCATGATGGAAGACAATACACATTGAGGTTCAACAAATGATGCCGCCAAATCCACACTATATCAACATGATTATTAACTTCAGTATTTTGGGGATGCTTGTCTATGTAGCAGTTCAAGTATCATGAAGGAGGAACAATATTCTGAAAAAGCGGGTCGGGTTCATGAATGGATGAACCTGAATCCGCACAACGAATGGGTTCAGAAAACTGGAACTATCTGGCTAAACCATATGTTAAGGAGATCACAAAATGCGAATGAAAGCGCATAGACCAGAAATGATTGCCGCATGGGCAAAAGATTGGAAGCCACAAGGATGGGAAAAACTTGTTGAAGCTTTTGACCCCATTGCCGTCAATAAAAGACGGGAACGGGGAATTAAAGAATACAATCGTCGAAAGGCTAGAAATGAAAAACAACAAACTTTTTAAGAAGGTAAAACAAATGGATCTAGGAAATCCCGTAATCACAGCAGTTGTAGGACTGGTTATTTTCTACATCGGCCTTAAAACTTTCTCGGGCGGAATGAAATCTATGGGTAACATGGAACATCTGTCTTGGTTTACTGGCAATATCATTTATATGTTTATTGGCGGTATTGTCATGACACTGCTTTGGCAATCGTCTTCACTTTCTACTACAGCTATTATTGCATTGGTTGCCAGTGGAGCTATTCCTCTGCCAGCAGCAATTGCTGCAGTGCTAGGAGCTAACATTGGTACTACTGGTACCATTTGGCTTGCTGGACTATTGGTATCGGATGGTATGCCTAAAGGTGATACACTTCGAATAGCCATGGCCCATACAGGTGTTAATCTGTTTATGGCCGCAACTCTCCTACCTTGGATACATCACATCGGTAGATTCTTAGGCCGATTTGGATAACAATGAAATAAACTTTGAAAAAAAGCGGTCTTCGGATCGCTTTTTTTGTTTACATTTTATTATAAATAGAGTATATTTAAGTAGAAAGATTAACATGCTACGCTTTAAAACATTCTTATTGGAGAAAGGTATGGCAGGTTTTAAACCATTAGCCAAGGCTGCTTGGTTCCAGTATAGAGATGATCGCGATCGTCTAAAAATATTGTTGAAAGCTATTAAAGACGGAACACCTGTAACAGGGGTAGATGGAAAAGATATTGAGCTTGCAAACACGAATGATAACAAGAAATCAGTACAAGATTTTATTGACAAAGAAGATGATCCTAAAGTAAGAACCTTTAATTTAATTGATAAAAAAGGTAAAGTAATCCAATCAAACAAGATTGGTAAATCGCCTTTATTTGGTGGTCAAGGTGTTGGCGGCGGTGCAACTGCACGTACTGAAGAAGCTGAATCTCTGCAATGTGTTTTCTGTGCGGCAGTTGTTGGAGAAGGACTAAGAAAAGAATTTGGACATTTTACACCTGAGCTATTAGAAAGTTACTATAATAGTAATAAAGTTTCTGTTAGATTGGATTTCGGTGAATTGGTAAATTTAGATCCTAGTTGGTTTCAATCTGGTTATATGTCTGCTAGAAAATTACTAGAGGACGGATATATTAATAAGAAACATACATTCCACTGTTCCGATGCTAAAATGAAAGCAGTGTATGATGCTAAAGTAGCAGCACTAAGAAGTCAAGGAATGCCGGCAGTACAGAATGACAAATGGAATCCTGGAGATATTTGGGCTATCGAATCTAACTTTAATCCGAAAGCAAGTCTTGAAAAAGGTGATATCTACGAGCTTAATAAACAAATAAAAGAATTATTCGATAGCAGAACCATGGTAGGTATATCTCTCAAGAAAATTGGTAGCTTGAAAAAGAGGGTAAATTCAGAAGTTAAAAATTTAGATAAAGTAGAATTGGATGAAGTAACTTTTAAACAGGCTTACGCTAGATCTTATAAATCCGGTCGTGGTAATTTTATGGGAACTAAAAGTTGTTTTATAACATGGGATACAAAAGGTGAAGCAACATTAAAACCATCGACCGCAATGGCCGCAGTAAATTTTGAACAAAACCTAAAAGGTGCACGAGGTGGTAAAGCAGGTTGGGGTTATATTATGTATGCCTGCAAAGAATTTTTAGGGGTTACTTTAAAGTCTGCAGCTTCATATAAAATAGATGCACGTTCAATCAAAAATGGAAATGATAGAGCTACCAAGGATTTTTACAACAAATCTAAATTAATAGAAGATGTTGGTACCTATGATGAATTCAAATCCGAAATAACAGGGAAAGCTTTAGATTGGATACATTCTAAATTACAGGGAGTTTTAGTCTGTCATGCATTTAAATCACAGCGTATTAAGTCTAAGAAAGATGCAGCTGCATCATATTTAGTAAATCACTCTGGTTCAAAAATTGATATATCTTCGGTATATGTAAAGATAAGTGAGTAGTAATGGCAATTAGTAGACATTTTTCAAATACACATCTAGCCGAATCGGTTGATATATCGGAAGGTAGAGTTCTTAAAACAAATTATATCCATAAGTTTGGCAGAAATCCAAGTGTAGGTGGTGCACCAGAAACTATTTGGATGCAAGGTGGAGTTTACGAATATTTGACTTCTCCTTCTACTGTTTATGTTACAAGTGATAATGCTGCTGATGCTGCTGATGGAACTGGAGCAAGGACCGTTACAGTTCAAGGATTGGATGTAAACTATCGTAATGTACAGGAAACATTAACAGTAGGTGGATCTGTTTCAACAGTAGAATTTTTAAGAGTGTTCCGAGCTTTTATTGTTGAGTCAGGATCTGTTGGAACAAATGTTGGTGATGTGAGAGTTACAACTGGAGCTGGTGGAAGCGGAACAGTATTAGCAGATATTGGCACTATAGGAACTGGAACAACTTTTGGATTGGGCCAAACACAACTTGCTTTATATACAATTCCAGCACATTGTACTGGATACTTAACAACTTGGAATGTTGGTGTAGGAGCTTATAACAATAGCGCTACGGTTTCGTTGTATACTCGAGTATTTGATACTGGATATCAGAGTTTTAGAACAAGAGATATTATGGATGTGCCTGGAGGTTATCACACAAGAAATTATGGTATACCATTGAAAATCCCGGCAAAAACTGATATTGAAATAAGGGGTATTGCTTCAACTGGTACTTCAATTAGTGCATCTTTTGATCTTATACTAGTGGAAAAATAAATGAACTTTAAAGAACATATTACAGAACAAAAAAATACACATATGACACACATAGAAGATAGTGTAATCTATGGAGGTGTTAAAGGAGCACGAGAGGCAATACTTGCTCTTCGTTCTCTGAGAGATACATTAGGAGGCGTACATGATGGAAATGTTAGTGTTAAATGGGACGGTGCTCCTGCTATCTTTGCTGGGACTGATCCTCGTGATGGCAGATTCTTCGTGGCGAAAAAGGGGATCTTTAACAAATCTCCCAAAGTATACAAGAGTAATGGCGACGTTGACGCTGATACTTCTGGCGATCTTGCTGACAAGCTTAAACAGGCTTTGGCATATCTACCAAGTCTTGGTATAAAAGGAGTAATACAAGGTGATTTTCTGTTTGGACCGGGTGATGTTAAGACTCGAAAGATCAAAGGTAAGTCATATGTTACGTTTCACCCCAATACCATTGTTTATGCAATTCCAGCTGGGACGGAAATGGCCAAGCAAATTACGTCAGCAAAGATTGGAATCGTATGGCATACGAGCTACACAGGCAAATCGTTTGAAACGATGAAACAAAAGTTTGGCGTAGATGTATCAAAGCTTAGACCATCAAAGAACGTATGGTCACAAGATGCTATGCTTCGTGATATGACACGGTTTACAATGTCACAGAAAGATACAGACGAAGTCAATGAATACTTGTCGACCGCAGGATTTATATTTAATAAGATTGCTGGATCTACGTTAAGACAGTTAGAAAACAATCAGCAGCTAGCACAGATGATTGAAACACATGCAAATAGTTATGTTAGAGCTGGGTCACTTCCGCCAGATCCAAAGAAAAGGGTAACTGCTCTTATTTCTTTTATTCAAAATAAATTTAAAAAAGAAATGGATAAAAGAACTACAGAAAAGGGTAAAGCAGTACAGCAAAAGAAGCTAGATGAAGTACTTAAATTCTTTTCAAATCAAAATAGAAAGTCACTTGAACAGATATTTGAGTTACAAAGAGTAATAGTTCTAGCAAAGTTAAAACTTATAAATATACTTAATAAATTAAATAAAACACAAACCTTCTTAAAAACAAGGAAGGGTTATCGAGTAACAGGTCAAGAAGGATATGTTGCAATCGATAAGCTTGGTGGTGATGCGGTGAAGATTGTTGATCGAATGGAATTTTCATTCGCCAACTTTTCGCCAACTGTATTAAAAGGATGGGATAAACCGGGGAGAAAATAATGTCAAGCGTAATTCGCTTTAAAGATATTTTTAATCAACAGCCTGCCGAAGACGGCACACCTCTTTCATTTAAAGATATGTATGTAGTAGAGTATAGGCCAGGAGAAGATGAACTGGTTAACTATAGGGCTATGCGTCGTAAAAGGACATTAAGTGTTGGTGAAGGCGGACCGATTGGTGAGTCGGTGAATCCCGACGAGGTAGATGAAGCATTAACCCTTCAGCAAAGACAAAAACGTTCACGTATTATGAAGAGATTGAAAAGCCGTATTAAGATTGGTCGTGAAAGACAGAAACGTAAAATGGCTGATAAGGGTAGATTACAAAAACGTGCAGTTAAGCAGGCAAGAAACCAGTTGGTAAAGAAAATTACCAAAGGTAAATCTAAAAAAGATTTATCATTTGCTCGTAGACAAGAAATTGAAAAAAGGCTTGAAAAGCCTGCAATGAAAAAGCGTATTGAAAGATTAGCAAAGCGTATGTTCCCGTCTATTCGTAGAGCAGAAGTACAAAGGAAAAAAGGTTGATTAATTCATTTAAGAATTACCTAGTAGAAGAGGAAAAAACCGTATACTTTACGTTCGGTCGAATGAATCCTCCTACGGTTGGTCATGAAAAGCTTCTTGATACTTTAGCAAGAAAAGCTGGTAAAAACCCGTATCGTATATTTTTATCACAGACACAAGATAAAAAGAAGAACCCACTTGGTTATGCAGAAAAAGTTAAGTACGCTCGTAAGATGTTTCCAAAGCATGCTCGTTCGATTATGCTTGATAAGAAAGTAAAAAACGTATTTCATATTTTGCAAAAATTATATAATGAAGGTTATAAGAATGTGGTTATGGTAGTTGGTCAAGATCGACTACGTGAATTTGATATCCTGTTGAACAAATACAATGGTAAAAAAGGGCCACACGGAATTTATAACTTTTCTCGTGTTGATACTGTGTCTGCTGGTAGTCGTGATCCAGATAGTGAAGGCGTTGAAGGTATGAGCGCATCCAAGATGAGATCTGCTGCAGCCGATAAAGATTTTACATCTTTTGCTCAAGGTTTACCAAAGGCAGTTTCCAATCCTGATGCAAAAGCATTATACAATAAAATACGTTCTGCAATGGGATTAAAAGAACAGAAAGAATTTAAAAACCATATTCAGTTAGAACCAGTTTCTGATTTAAGAGAAAATTATGTACAAGGTAACTTATTCATGCCTGGTGATACAGTTGTCGTAAAAGAAACAGGACAACTCGGAAGAGTAAAACATCTTGGTTCGAATTATGTTATTATTGAAAGTACTGGAACCGAATATCGTAAGTGGATTGATTCTGTTGAAAGATTAGATGAAGGTTCTGAATATACTACAGAATCATTACAATTACAAGAAAAGATTGAGGTAGGACAAGATAAAGATATCGATCATTTACCTGGTTCACAACCTGCTACATTCCAAAAAGGTATTAAAAAGAAATCTACTAAGGCAGCAAGACATCGTCATTTCCAGAGAATGACAAAAAGATCTGATGACGATCCAACAGCTTATAAAGATGCACCAGGTGATAAAGCTGCAAGAAAGAAGGGAACTAAGCCTTCACAATATACAATTAAGTTTAAGCAAATGTATGGTGAAGCATCAATCGAATTAACAAAGCAAAGAATTGCTCGTGAAAAAGAAGTTGAAAGAAAGAAAGATGCTGCAGATAAAAAGCGTCATGATTCAATGATGGATAGAGCAAGAATGAGACACACTAGAATGAGGAACAGGACAACCACATGATTAGATTTAGCAAATTTATAGCAGAAGGAGCAGATGCTACATTAGCTGATAAAGCTAAAAAGAGTGGTTTCTCCTTAGGCATTCTGAAACAAGTTTATAAAAGAGGTATGGCTGCTTGGAAGGTAGGACATAAGCCCGGTACCACTCCACAACAATGGGGCATGGCACGGGTAAACAGTTTTATTACTGGCGGTCGTACAAGAGTCAAAGGCGATCCAGATCTTTGGGCAAAACAAAAGGGCAAGATTAAAAAGCCGAAAAAAGAAGATGTAAATGAAGGTGCTGCTGATCAGAAGCATAATATCGCAAGAGATGCTCTTCAAATGATGGCAAGTAAGCATGAAAGAGAACATGAAAAATCAGATCATCTAGGACACGACGACGCACTCAAAGCTATTGATCATGCTGGATCAAAATTAAATAAACACGGTGCAGATCACCCTGAGTTTAAATCAGCAATGAATAAGGCTAAAGATGCTTCTAAAAAAGCTATGAAAATGAATAATGAATCTGTTGCAGAAGAAGCTGAAAAGCATGTATATCGTTTTGCAACTAAGACAAAACAAGGAAACATTCATCATTCCTCTAAAGATGATGATGCCGCTAAAAAGGCTATTGAAAAAAGAACCGGTGAAAAAGTACAAAGCATGACTTATAAAGGTCTCAAGGCCCGGATGAGACGTGAAGATTCTGATGCAGTCAAAGCTTTCCTTGCAAAAGGTGGTAAGATTAAGAAACTACCACCAGGTAAAGCTGCTGGATATCATGGTAAAGATGATCCTGGTAAAGGTATGCATGGTATGATGGATAAGCCAGATACAAAAGGATTTAAAAAGAATAAGTTTGTAGGGAGTATGAAGTGAAAACTTACTGGGAACTAACAGAAGAACTAAATGAGGCTGTAAAGCCAAATGACGTCTTAGTTAAAAAGATGAAGGATAGATACGATCCAAGTCAACAATATGCTACGATCATGTTCGAACCTAGATCTGTACTTCGTTCACTTAAAAAGATAGTTTCTCCTGAAGCCAAGAAAGCTTTGGCTGGTTCATATATGGACGGCACAGCTGTTGTCAATAGAAAAACTAGTGAAACGATGGCTAGGATGGGACTTAATATGAAATTATCGGGTTTGGCTAAAGAAGTTGAAAAATGGACTAAAGCCAATGTAAAATCAAAAGGTAAAGGAAGATAAAATGCCACTTAAAGTATCAGATGGGATTGCAGCGTATATCGATGACTTTCAAAAGTCTGATGCCGCGCAGTTCAAAGGTAAAAGTAAAAAAGAAAGACGCGATATGGCAATTGCAGCCTATCTGACAGCAAAACGTGGTGGTAAACCCCAAGAAGAAAATATTAAATCTGCAGATCGTAAACCAGAAATTTATACTAAGCCCGACGGCAAAAAAGGTGTACGAATGGTACCTGTTGATAAGGAAGTTGTGAAAGAGGCTAAAGTCAATGAGCTTTCTCCTGCAACAATGAACAGATATAAGAAAGCTGCTGGTAGAGATCAGTATGATGCATCAAGCGAGATTGGTAGAATTAGTTCTACATCTGGTCTTGGTAAAAGATACAAGGATAAAGCTATTGGTGATGCTGAAAAAAGAAGAGAAAAAAGAGTTAAAGGCTTAAATCTTGCAACTAAAAGATCTGGTACTGCAGGCATGCAGAAAGAAGAAACAAACTTTGCAGTTTCGATCGAAGGTCTTCCTATGATGTTTATGTCTGCTGATTCCCCTGGTATGTTAAAGCAAACACTCCGTAAGATTGTAAAGCAGCCTTCTATGATTAAAGCTGTGAAGCGTGTTACAGATGCAAAAGTCAAAAAGACCTTTAGACTGAAAGCTCAAGGTCGGGAAGAAGACGAAGAATGACATATGGCTTAAGAAAAGCAATTGAGGAAGTTTACAAATACGACTACGGTACTCCTGAAGCAACTAAACATGCTAAGAAGATGACACCTGGTCAAAATGTAAAAGAAGATGATGAAGGTGAATACGATTATGAAGGAGAGATGGCAAAAAATCAATTAAGAACAATGATTGATGCTGCACAGGAACTTCACGATTCACTAGAAGATAATGAAAATATGCCTGAGTGGGTACAAGGTAAAATAACCAAGGCAACAGATTATATCGATTCTGTTCGGGACTACATGAAGAGTAAATCCAAAGATGATTAGATTTAAAAACTTTTTAGAAGAAAAAGATCCACGTCTCGCAAAGGCCGGTGTAAGTGGCTATAATAAAGCAAAACGTACTCCTGGTCACCCAACTAAAAGCCATATTGTAGTTGCGAAAGATGGTGACAAAGTAAAGACAATACGATTTGGCCAACAAGGTGTAACAACAGCTGGTGCACCGAAAAAAGGCGAATCAGATAAACAGAAATCAAGACGTAAGTCTTTTAAGGCACGTCATGCTAAGAATATTGCCAAAGGTAAAATGTCTGCTGCTTACTGGGCAGATAAAGAAAAATGGTAAAGAGGAAATAAATGTACGAATATAAAGCACTTATTAATCGTGTAGTTGACGGCGATACTGTCGACGTTGATATTGATTTAGGATTTGGTGTATGGCTTCATGATGAACGAGTTAGAATCATGGGTATAGATACTCCTGAATCAAGAACACGGGATTTAGTGGAGAAAGCATTTGGACTCGCATCAAAAGCAAGACTCAAAGAACTCATACCTGAGGGAACAGTACAAACTCTTAAAACAGAGGTCGATAAAGACGGAGAAGACGCCAAAGGTAAATTCGGAAGAATATTGGGCGACTTCCTTTCAGAAGGAGGACGTCGTGTCACTGAAATACTTATTGAGGAAGGGCACGCTGTAGATTACTACGGTGGAAGTAAAGAAGAAATTCAAGCGCAACACATGAAGAATAGAGAACGATTAATAGCAGAGGGAAAGGTTATCCTAGAGGAGAAATAATGTTTCAAAAGCTAGCATTTGTTGCTGGCTTTATTATGTGTGCGTCTGTTGCATTGGCCCAAGATACAACCAATGTAAACACTACGTCTGACAGTACCAGCAACATCACAACAAATAATACGTCGACAAATACAAATAATAATACAAATACGTCGACGAATACTAACACCAACACAAATACAAACACTAGTACTTCGACAAGCACGAACACGAATACTAGTACTTCAACTACGACTGAAAATTCTACAATTGATAGTACTACAAATAGTACAAGTAATAATACAAATAATAATACAAGTAGAAGTACAGTCGATTCTACCCAAACATTGAAGTCGCCACCTGCCTCTGCTATTGCACCATCAATTGGCGCAAGTAGTTCTGACATCTGTACAACTGGTGTAAGTGGTGCAGTACAAACCCAAATACTTGGTATATCTGGTGGTGCAACTATTCGTGATTTAAACTGTGAAAGATTAAAGATATCCAAGACCCTATATGATATGGGTATGAAAGTTGCAGCAGTTTCGGTTATGTGTCAAGATCGTAGAGTTTTTGATGCAATGCAAATGGCAGGAACACCTTGTCCATATTTTGGAGATATAGGACAAGAAGCCCAAATGGGTTGGGATAACGATCAAGAAAGAGTACCTGAGGAGATTGTAGATGACAGTAATAAAGATGCACCACTTAAGGCATTTGCTGCTGGTGGTCTTAGCATTGGTCTTCTTTTCCTCCTACTCTAAAGCAGATCAAACTGGCAACATACTAAATAACACCTGGTCTGGTAACTATGGTTTTGGATACTGGGGTGGTACATCTGGTGGCCAAATTCCAAATTTAGGTGGTAGTACATTCTATTGGGGATATGGCGGTGGTGTATTATCAAACACCATTGCAATTAATAATGCGTTGCAAGAAGAAGGTGTACAAGTTGAAGGATATTCATATGTCTGGAAAATAAAAAATGGTAATGCAAACGAATATACAAATCAACCAGGAATAGATCCAATGGAAATTACCGTTGAGGTTTATAAGGCAAACGGTGATTTATATCAAACATACGTTTACGATTATGGATATTCACATGACTGGACAGCTCATAGCGGATCAGAAACATTCCCAGATCAATTTTTAGATCCAGCATTTTTTGGTAATATTACAGTAAAAGCAGAAGGGGATGATTCCGGATATTGGGCTGGCTGGTATGGGCCTGAATTTAATACTGCCCAGTCTAGTTTAACACTAACTTATTCGTCTAATCCATGCTATGGTAATCCTTTATATGATCCAGCTTGTGATGGATATGCAGAAGCAGTAGCACAATCAATATTAGAACAACAGGCTGCAGAACTTGCAGCTGTACCTGAACCAGAAATACAGGAGGTTTTTTATGAGGAACCGATCCAGAACAATACGAGCCAAAGCACTTTTGAAGAACCAATCCCGGTTTATCAGGCAGAAGCCAGCGGAGAACGATCAGATAGTACCAAAGAAAAAGTGGATGCGATTGGGATCGCCATCAACGCCGCGGCAAATGATGTTTCGTTCGTTTTAAATAATATAATAGGAGAATCAAATGGTTTGGAAATTAATCAAACTCAAAGTTCTTTGGGGATGGGAAATGCTCAAACTCAAAGTCAAAGCAGTTCTTCTTCTAATCAAAATGATTCTGAAGAGAGACAAACCCAAGGACAAAAGTTAAAAGAAGCTGCAAAACAGAAAGCAGCTGGTTTACAGGAACAGATAGTTGAATCTGAAGAAATGGATGAGCAACAAGCAGCTCAAGCCGAAATGCTAGCTATGATGAATTATGTACCAGGATTTGATTCATATAAGGTTGCACTTGCAGGTGGTACATATCCTGATGTTCCTTTCTATCCGCCAAGTAATGTACCAGATTCTCGATCTGGTGTAAGGAATAACTTGGCCCAACAATTGCTACACCAAGAAATGGTGGATATGCAATATAGGAGGTAAAAATGAGAAGGGGAAAAGGAAAAGATACAGAGTCATATATTGAAATCCGTATTAGCCAACTGAAAGAAGATATGGAAAAGGCTCATGATCAATACGACAGAAGATGGTATAATAGACTGATACAAGAATTGAAATGGGCATCTTCTCAAAAGCATAATTGCTATATGGAGAAAGAAAGTGCCTGATAAGAATCTTGGAGAAGAACTCGAAAACATGGAAGAGAATATAGAAAACTTGAAAAGTAAAGAGTTTCGTGTTCTTGGTATTAAAGTTTCATTTATGTCAGTCAGTGCATTACTTGCTGTCGTTGGTTCTATTGTTGGTGCACTCTATGGCGGTTTCCTTATGTACCAAAAGGTAGAGGAAGTTGCTGGACTCGATATTGGTGCATTCGAACAACGTATGGAAATAATTGAAACCAAATTAGAAGAAGCAGTTGACTATACAAGAGACATTAAATCGGACTTACGTGATGATGTAATGAAGATTGAACAACAAGGCGATCGTAATGAAGATATAGTAAAAGATACTGAGGATAATTTAAATTCTCGTATGCGTCAACTTGAAAAAGATATATTTGATATGATTGAAATTGCTGAAGGTAGATTTGAAACAAAGAGAGATGCACTCCAAGAAGATTATGACCAGAAGTCATCGTCTTTGTTAGCAGATTATGAAACACGTGCAGACAAACTAAACGATAATTACGATGAAAAAGCTGAAAGATTGAATAAGAATATAAATGACGATCTTGAAAAACTTGAAACAGATCTGAAGCAAGCAATGAAAGATCTGGAAGAAAGATTAGAAAATCGTGTACAAAAGGCACTTGACAATCCGCTAGCGAATTAATTTATTATAAATAGTTCTATATTTTATTTTAATGGGATAACTGATGGCAGAGACAACAAATACACGTCTAGACCGAATAGAAGAGAAGCTAGATAGATTAGCTGACGCTATGATTTCTCTAGCACGTGCTGAAGAGAAGATAGAAGCAATGTCAGACGAACATCAGAAACAATACGATCGTATTAATAAACTATCCGTTAAAATAGATGAAATAGAAAAAGTAGTTCTTGATAATCAAAGAACTGTACAGTTTATGCACAAACTATTTTGGGTGGTTGTTGTAGCGGCCGCCGGAGCTATAACAACTAACATATGGATGTAAAATGACACAAGTAAAAGAAATTTCAAAAGGACTAGCTGGTCGTTACCTTAAAAAAGTTCCAGCTTCAGCTGCTGATGCTGGTAGAAAATCTGCCGGTACTACAGGCTTCGGATCAAACGATCAAAAGAAAAATGTAGAAAAAGGAATTAAAAAATTTGTTAATCGAAACAGGGGTACAGACATGGCAGTCAATAAAATGACAGGTAAAGCAAAAGTCGCGGCAACGGAATCATTTGTAATTCCGGAAGACATTCCGGTAGGTGAACGTAACGCATTTATGGGAGCGGCAGCAGCTGCACATAAAGCCGGTAAATCACATTTTAGTTTTGCTGGAAAGAAACATCCAGTTACTATGAAAAAGGATACAGCAAAAGCTGTGAACAGCAGTACAACAGAAGAAACAGAAGTAAATGAGTTAAAGACATCAACTTATAAAAGCTATATGAAAAAGTCTGAGAAAGACGATGAGAAAGCTTTTCAAAAAGGTGATTATAATCGTAGCGTAAAACGTGGCGTTGGTCAAGCAATGGCCGCTGATGCTTTAAAGCGTAAAGCTGCCAAAAAAGAAGGAACTGACGAGGCAAAACGTACAGTCCATTCTGATAAAGAAGATCGACTAGTAACAATGAAAATTAAAAATCCAAAGAAAAAATCCGGTGAAACAGCTACAATGAATCCCAAAATGGCAACCGCAAGTAAAGAAAAGGGTGCTGAGATGGAACAAAAAGAATCTCTTACAATTCGCGATAAACTTTTAATGGTACTTGAAGGTGATCGTTCAAAACATTACAAAGGTGCTGCTGAAGCAGAGCCAATGGATAACAATCTCAAAGGTGCTGGTGCCAAGAAGATGAAGGCAGATATTCAAGGTAATGCTGCTGATCCAGATCTTGAAAAGAAATCGCATGATGATGCAGCAAAAGCAGGTCGTGCTGGGCCAAGCGGTAAAGCCAGACCAAACGATAAAAAAGATGGCGATAAGAAAGTCATTAACCCGCCTGAAGACGCAACTAAAAAGGGTCAAGGTTCAGCTGAAGTAAAAATTGAATCAAGAGATCAACTGGCTGGTATTAAAGCAGCTTACGCGGAGATGCAGAATGGCAATTAAACCTCCCTCATGGTGTAAAGATGCAATCCCAACTTCAAAAGGTTGGGTACACCCAAGAACAG